ACAGGAGCTGGATTTGGACTTTGGTGGCTCAGATTATCTGTACTTCCAGCCTGATCTGATTGACAAGTTAGAGCAGGAATCGAAAGCATGGACAAAGCGTGGCACTCTTGAGTTTGACGAGGGCTGTACACCAATTGGCTTTGTAGAGCTTGGAACCGCAGGCGACTTGCGTGTGTGGGGCGAAAACCACCCGAACCAGAAAACTTACTATGTGGTCGGGGTTGATGTTGCAACAGGAACCGGGTCGTCAAACTCCGTCATTTCAGTTGCAACGGCAGAAGGCGTAAAAGTTGCCGAGTTCGTATCACCACACTTGCGTCCTGACCAGCTTGCAAAGCAATGCGTTGCAATCTGCAAATGGTTTGCAGGGCTGTCTGAATCTGGTGCATATCTTGCATGGGAGGCAAACGGCCCCGGGCGTGTGTTTGGCGATGCTGTTCGTGAGACTGGATATGGCAACTTCTACTACCGCAGGAATGAGAAGTCTGTTGTAAGCTCCACCAGCTCGGTGCCCGGATGGTTCAGTACGAAAGAAGAGAAGATCGCGTTGCTGGGGCAGTATCGAAAAATGCTGACTGATGGAACATTTGTAAACCCCTCTCGTGATGCTGTTCGTGAGTGCCGGGAGTATGTATTTACCCAAGCTGGTGGCATTGTCCACTCACGATCACGGTCTGGGGTAGACCCGTCAGGAGCCCGTGACAACCACGGGGACCGCGTGATTGCCGATGCTTTGTGTGCAAAACTGAGTAATGGCATGGCAAATCCGAAGATTTCCAAGACAGCCGATGTTTCCCCACATTCCTTGGCGTTTCGCCGTCAGCAGAGGATTGAGGCAAATCGGAAAAAACAGGAAAGCTGGTAAAGTTTGGAATACAACAACTCAAGCATTGAGAAGCTGAAGAAGTCAATCAGTCACAATCGCAAACTGTTGCAGCCGTACCGTGAAAACCGTGTTGCGGCTGTTCGTGAGTTCGTTGGTCGCAACTACTCTGACTCAGGATCGAAAGATCGAGTGCCGATCAATATGTTGGAACTATTTGTTTCTACATATTCTCGTCAATTGATCGGCAACCGTCCGAATGTATTTGTACAGCCTCGTGTTGAATCGCTTGCTCCTCAAGCGAAGGAACTCGAACTGGCAACAAATCACGTTCTGAAGGAAATGGAAATTGAGTCAACGCTCCGTGCCGCAGTCATCGACGCTTTGTTTTGTATCGGAATTGTCAAGGTGGGAGTTGCCGAGGCGGACGGAGAGGCCATGCGTGGGTTTCGTCACGACAGCGGCCAGCCGTTCGCTGAAACGATCGACTTGGACGACTGGGTACACGATATGTCTGCGCGTCATCTGGACGAATGCTCGTTCATGGGTCATCGGTTCAAAGTCCCGACTGACGTTCTCAGAAGTTCCGACGTATATTCCAATCCAGAAAACATACCGACAAGCAAAAGATCACTAATCAACGATTTTGGCGACATGCGTGTGAATGCAGTCGGTCATGCAGAGATGTATGCCGATTCAGGCCAAAGTGATATCTCAGAGCTTTGGGAAATCTACTTGCCGAGAGAGGGCCGAGTCTGCACCTTCGTTGCTGATGAGACTGGTCTGCCTTTGAAAAAAATCAGAGATATCGAGTGGGAAGGCCCAGAGATGGGGCCATACCACTTCCTGAAGTTCTCAGAGGTGCCCGGCAACACCATGCCGCTTCCACCAGTCGCAACCATGATGGACTTGCATGATCTTGCGAACAAGCTTTTCCGCAAGCTGGGGCGACAGGCCGAGCGTCAAAAGGATGTGGTTGGATACCGTGGCTCTGCAGAGCAAGACGCAAAAAATGTTCAGTCCAGCTTTGACGGTGGCGTGATTCGGATGGACGACCCACAATCAGTGCAGACCTACAAGTTCGGTGGCATTGACCAGCAGAACCTTGCATTTGTGTTGCAGTTGAAAAACTTCTTCAACTACTACGGCGGCAACATTGACACTTTGGGTGGCCTCGGCCCACAATCTTCTACAGTTGGTCAAGACAAACTCATCAACGAGTCAGCCTCGCAGCGTATGGCTGACATGCAAGAGGCAGCTCGTGGGTTTGCAAAAAGCTTGTGCACTTCGATCGGTTGGCACATTTACCACGACAACGAAAGCGAGCTGGAGCTTGAAAAGACTGTCGCGGGCACAACTCTGAAAGTTCCGTTTGTTTACGACAAGTCTCGCAAAGAGTCAGACATTTTTGACTTCAACATGGACATTGAGCCGCACAGCATCATCTCTCAGACCCCCGGCGAAAAACTTCAGCAGCTTCGTGAGCTGATGAACAGCTTTATCAGCCCATTGTTGCCTGCAATGCAGCAGCAAGGTATTTCTGTTGATGGCAAGAAGCTGATTGAGCTGGTATCTCGGTATTCACAGATTCCTGAGCTTGCCGGACTTTTTAAGGGCGTTCAGCAACAAGCTGGTGGTGGTCAAGAGCAGCAAAGTCCCGCCCAGAAACAAACCGAAATCGTACGAACGAACCGGCCCGGAGCTACCACTCGGGGCCAAGACGACGCTATGGCTAGGATGATGATGGCTGCTGGGGACGGTCCCGGAGTCCAACCTGCTGAAGCTGCTGCTATCGAAAGGCCCGTAGGATAATGCCGACATATTGCTATGAAAAACCTGATGGCTCGATTCTTGAGAAGGTAATGACGATTGCCGAGATGGAGTCATTTGACAAAAATCCTGTTGAAAATGGCGAAAAGCTGAAACGACGAATTGACGTTGAAATGGGCGGGTTTGTTGCCAACGGTGATACTTGGGCAACTGGCTTGGTTTCAGAGGCAGCCGCTTGTCACCCAAGCGATGTTCCAAGTTACAAAGCACACGCAGCAAAGCACGGTGTTCCAACAGAATATAACCGTGCTGGCTGTCCGATCTTTACGTCTCGGAAGCATCGTGCCAAGTATTTGAAAGCTTTTGGACTGCACGACCGTAACGGTGGCTACGGGGATGGCTAAATACCAAGGCAAAACCGTCACACTCAACAAGCCTTTCCGCACCCCCGGTGGGTCGAAAAAGTTTGCTGTCTACGTCAAAGATGGGGATCGAGTCAAGATCGTCAGGTTCGGCGACCCCAACATGAAAATCCGCAAGAACGAGCCCGGTCGTCGTAAGAACTTCCGTGCTCGTCACAACTGCGACAACCCCGGACCCAAAACGAAAGCACGATATTGGTCGTGTAGAAACTGGTAAATCCGACAATAAGGAAGGCTATGTCTGAAAATATCGAACAACAAGATGCCGCTGAAGAGCCAGAGTTCTCGCAAGAGGAGTCTATGCAACAAATCCAAGATATGGAGGAGGAGTTCAATCAGCGTCAAATCGAGGAATACATCGCCACTAAAAAATCAGAGCAAGCTGAAGAGTCTGAAGAGGCCGGAGAGCAAGAAGAGGATTGCGATGATTGTGATGAGGAAGAAGAGTCTGTAACCGTAGAGGATGGTGACGAGGATGCTGCATACTGGGAACAGCTTGCAAATCGCTCTGTTTCCGTTGGTTTGAGTGAAGAAGACCTTGAGCGTCTGGGTGATGTAGACGCTATTGAGAGCACAATCCGCATCCTCGAAGCACGACAGGACGAGCCCGATACTAAAGAACCTTCGGATTCTGTCAGCTTCGACGACATTCCTGAAGAAATGCGTGAGCACTTTGAGAAGCTTAATTCGCATTATCAAAACCGTATCCAAGCACTGGAAGATCAACTCGGCAACTACAACGAGTACGTCGATCTTCAGGCTGAAAAAGCTGTCAAATCGGATTTTGATGGCTTTGTCTCTGATCTAGGACCAGATTTCGAGTCGTTCCTTGGCACCGGATCAACAGACAAATTGGATGGCGACTCAAAAGAACTTGAGCGTCGTGTATCTATTCTTGAAGAGATGAATGTTCTTGCTTCTGGATATGAAGCATCTGGTCGGGCGGTGCCTGAAGATGCGGATTTGTTCAAGAAGGCTATGAATTCTCTCTACGGAGAAGAGATCCGCGAATTGCAGCAGAGTTCTCGTGAGGAGCGAGTTGCCCAACGTCGAGGCAAGTTTGTCAGCCGACCTACACAGAAGCGTGGTAAGCCAATGTCGCCGGAGGCGGCAGCTGTGGCTAACGTGCGGAAGTACATGGAAGAGGCTGGCATCGGAATCGACGGAAGTGAATAACGACTCTAATCTTTCCTAAAGGGATACACAATGGCACTACAAGCCGAACAGATTGCTGATCTGATTACCGTGACCCTCAAGGATCTTGGGCGGCTCAAGTTCACCGAACTTGCATCCACTCTCCAAGATTATCACGCTATGGGCAGACTTCTGGACCAATACAAGGTTCAGTATCAATCCGGTACTGCGGTTCAATACAACATCATGTTGAGCCAGTCCGGTGCTGCTAAGAACGTGGGACTCTTTGAGAGCGATAACGTCAACATTGCTGACGTTATGACCACCGCTTCGATTCCTTGGCGGCATTGCACGACCAACTACGCCTTCGAGCGTCGTGAAGTCCAATTCAACGCAACCCCAGCCCGTATTGTCGAACTCGTCAAGGTTCGTCGTACGGACGCCATGATCTCGCTGGCCGAGCTTATGGAGAAAAACTTCTGGCAAGCTCCTCCGTCAACCACTGACACCACCCACCCATACGGCATTGCATACCACGTTGCCAAGGGTGCAAACGGTGAAGAGGGCTTTACGGGAGACAACCCATTTGCACAAGACGGCTCGCAGTTCGCGGATTCCGCTGGCATTGACTCCAGCCTGTCCGCTAACTCTGCTTGGCGTAACTACTTTGCGGACTACGATAATGTCACTAAGACTGACCTCGTTCGCAAGTGGCGTAAAGCTTCGGTCTTCACCAACTTCAGGCCACCAGTCCCAGTCGCAGACTACAACACTGGTAGCAACTACGCTTACTACACCAACTACAACGTTATCGGTCGCCTTGAGGAAGCCCTTGAAGCGCAAAACGATAACCTTGGCAACGACATTGCATCGAAAGACGGACAGCTCATGTTCCGTCAAGTTCCTGTGATGTGGGTGCCACATCTTGAGGATGACACCACCAACGGTACCGACCCTGTGTACGGCATCAACTGGGGTGTTCTCAAGCCCGTGTTCCTCTCTGGTGAGTACATGAGAGAAGAAGGTCCATCGGTTGTTCCCGGTCAACACACCACTTTCCAAGTGCACGTTGACACGACCCTCAACTTCATGTGTACTGACCGTCGCCGTAACTTCCTCTTGAGTAAGGTGTCCTGACCATGAGTGTTACATATGACGGTGGTTCATTGGGACAAGCGCCAACTTTGAGTGGCCTTGAAAACCCTGCGAAGTATTCCACCTATATCAATAATTGTTTTGCCAAACTGTCTGACGGTGTTGGTGGGTTTACCCTCACCGAACTCAACGACAGTGGCTCTGAATTTGCTGCAACCGCTGCTGTCGTTGACGGCAAAGGCGGCGTGGTAACAATCAGCCCCAACACTGGTGGCGATTCTGCTCACGATGGTGTGCAAGTCGGCATGGGTAACGTGTTCAAACTTGACAAAGCCTTTTACTTTGAGGCCAAGGTCAAGTTTGCAAACGTGGGCAGCGTTTTTGTCGGGCTTTGCCCCGGAGCAGATGACACCGCTTACTACAACGGTTCATCGGCTGCACAGCCTGCGGATCGCATTGGCTGGGAAAACGCTTCTGCTGGTTCAACCTCGTTGACTTTCATTGCTCGCAAGAACTCCACTGACTCCACTCAGACTAGCTTTGCAACTGCAAACGCAACCTTTGTGCGTCTTGGCTTCTTGTGGCGCGATGGCGTCTGCCGATTGTTCCTTGACGGCGCTGAACAGGGCACCATTGAAACCAACGTCCCCGATGATGTTGAAATGGGTCCAATCATTGCAATGACTTCAGATGGCTCTGCTGGCGTTCCGTCAGTAAGCGTTGACTGGATTTACGCAATTCAAGAAGCGTAATGGACTGGCAAATCCCGTTAGCTATAGGCAACATCGTCGTTGTCGTTGGCGGGGTGGTTTGGGCATTTGCGAGACTTTCTGCAAGTATGGCAACTTTGACAAGGAGCATTGAGCGTCTTGACACAACTGTTGAAAAGCTTGCCAAGAACAGTGTGGATCACCACATCCGCATTTCTGCTCTTGAGTCTCGTGTCTTGCAAGACAAACCCGCTAGTGAAAGCGGCGAATGATCTCACGATCTCGGAGGGTTTAACCTCTCCCAACCCTTCCTCTCCCCTCGATCCACTCGTTTGGGTCGGGGGGATTTCAATACTGGGCGGCATGGTGCTGATGACGGTGACGCGATTCATCGGCCTGCCGCTCAGGGGGGCCATTCCGATGATTACAGGGGTGGCCCTGATTCTGCTGGCGTTCATCGTCGAACGCTACGCGGACTACATCCTGCTTCCCACGGCGATAGCCAGCGGCGTGGTGGCAACAGTAACGGTTCTTGGTTCTGGCTGGAAGTTATGGAAGCACCGATGGATTCTATTTCCCACTGGCTCAACGCTGTCTTCGCCGAAACCGGAGCATGGTTCTTCTTCTACGTCCTCGGCGGAGTGACTGGTCGCCCGTTGTATGACTGGGTTATGAGCAAGGTTCGCAAATAATGGTCGCAGTCAGCACCATGTTGCCCGCTGGGTACGGTCGCAAAGTGCGTGCCGAGTGGACTATTGTGCCCGACACGCCGGGATCAGACACAAACATTTTCCCGATTGATGATACTGGCAGGGCCGATGAATGGGGTAATTCTCTTGGTGCTGTGACTACAGTGATGGGAAACAACATCCTGTTGGCTTCAGACGCCATGAGGATTTTTGTCTCGCCTAATAACACGGGTCCCGATCAACTGCGCTCAGCGTTAGAAAATTCGGGGGACCAATACATCGAACTCGAGGTACCGAATAGGGAAACCTACACACTGTCACCACACTGGACAGAGGGAGCCAAATCTTACATCAACTGGTTGGACAGCACGGCTGGGGCACAAATCGTAAAAGTTTCAGACGGTTCAGTAGTGGATTTTAGCGACAGTATACGCGCAGACGCAAACGCAGCAGACCTCTGCATTGTCAGAGTAAAGGAACGGCCAATATGAGTTCAGAAGTTTACAAAGTTAAATTGCAACTTGCTACAGGCGAGCAAGAAGTCACAAGTTCGGGTGAGCATTTTGGTGCAGTTATCTGCGTCTTTGCAGACAACAACACCGACTCGGATGAAACTATCGAGTCGATTACCGATGTAAGCAGCGGCCTCGATATTATGGGAAACGCCACTACGGCAGCCATTTCCGCAAGTTCAGGCACAGCCCAGTACGAGCAGACTGAATTGGGCGGCACTGCTGTCGCAGGCAAATTAAAACTGAAGTTGACCAACGTGGCTGGCACAGGAACATTTGACGCCTACGTTTACATCGCACCATGAGCCTAACACTCACGAGAGCGGATCTTGAAGATGAAGTCGGGCGAGCGCTTGGCTATGGTCGAGGTTCCCTTAGTGGTGACTTGCTTGAAGACGTTACTGTTTGCATCGAGCGTGGTCTTCGGCAGTTCTACACGCCAGAGCCGTTGCAGGGCGAGCGCACTTCGCACCGCTGGTCTTTCTTACGTACGGTGGAGTCGCTAGACACGCACGCGCCTTCAGTTGAAGAGGCCGCTACTTTGGCTTCGACAACTACTTTCAATAGTTTCGCTGGTTTTTTGACAACAGATGTTGACAGCATTTCGCACATCAGCATCACAACCAGTGCCGGTGTGACAACAAAACACCTTGTCACGGGGTACGACTCAGGCACGGGCACCAACGGAACTTGGACTTTTTCTCCTGCCCACGCTAACTCCAGTGGGTCGCACACAGTCAAGTTTTTTTACAACGGCACATACGCCTTGCCAACAGCCTTTGCTGGCATTGACGGGCCGATGACCTACGACACGTTCTACGGCACTGACCCCAATCTAGCTGACCAGACCATCGAGATTACCAGCGAAGCCAAGTTGCGGGACATGTTCCAATACCTTGAAGATCGTGATGACAAGCCACGGGTGGCAGCAATCTTCCAAACTGGTGCCACTGGCACTGCTGGCACAAGCAGCCGCATCGCTTTTTACCCCATCCCAGATGCAGTGTATCGTCTGAAATACACCCAGATCAACGAGCCTGCCAACATCACTAGCGACAGCCATGTGCCACTGGGCGGCAGTCTGCACAGCGAAACCATCTTGGCATCTTGCTTGGCTATTGCTGAGCAGTTCTTTATTCCTCAGTCGCCACACGGCTACCAGCAGTCTTATCTGCGACGCTTGGCTGCCAGCATCGAGTTAGATAGAGCAGCAAACCGATCAGAAACTCTCGGGTACAACGCGGACCCATCGGAGTTTGGAAGTGTTACCGGGTTTACAGATGCGCGTCTGTCCCGTTATTTGCATGACAACCGCGTTACCGTAAACGGAGTTCAATACTAATGTCTGGACATAACATTGTCTCACAACTCACGCAGTCTTTGGCAAGCGTGAACGGCGTGGACCTGAAAGCCCCACTTCTTCTTGTTGGATCTGGTCCCCCAAACGACTCGGGCGCTGAGCGGCACGATGCCCACCTCTACCTCGATGTGGCGGCTACCAACATCGACGCCGCTTTGTACGTCAACCTTGTCAACGGCAGCACCAGTGGTCCCGGTCACTCGACCACCTCAAACTGGGATGCTCTTGACGGCGGCGATTCCTAAGGAATAACCAATGTCAGGTACATTTCCCGCACGTCCGGG